GTATTCTCATGGCGAAGAAAGGGCTCAAGAAACCTACCAAGAAGATGCAAGACGAGGCTATCGCCGATTTCTATACCACAATGTCCACCCCGACAGGAGAGGTCCTCCCTCAGATGATAGCTGGAAAGCTTATCACAAAGGAGACTCTCATGGATCAACTTCGACGAACTGTCGAGGAGATCTTCACGGGGGAACATAAGCGACTTGGCGAAGCCAAGAAAGCAGGTAAGCTCGACGACGAATTAGGGAGAGAGATCACAAAGATCATCTTCCCTTCAACTTCGGCAAATTACATCTACGGCAGGAAACAGGCCGGATCCGTGGCGTGTTTTATCGATCCAGATGACGATCTGGATGGATACGCCGGTGCATTTCAGCACCTTCGGAAACCAGGCGGATACCTTCGGGGAGTCGATCCGAGTACAAACCCGAATCCCTTTATCGGAACTACACAGGGACCACCGGAAGAACCACTGGTCCCTACACCTCTACAAAATGAACAGTACCCCCAGCACAACACCATCAAACAAAACTCCGCTTTTCTCCAAACTGTCTGGAAGACCATTACCGCAATTTCTGCGAAGGTCGGGGCCAAGAATGTTAATAAGGCCCTTCCTGTGGCGCTCGCCGAAGCATTGAAGATCCGGCTTATCACCAAAGGCGATCCCTACAGACAGTTCAGTCTAAAGTTCCTGCAACAGTGGATGCACCGCATCCTGAAGCAACACCCTGCCTTTGAATTAATTGGCAGTCCCCACGGGAAATCCGAGAATCTCGAGGTTTACTTGGAAAAGAGGCTTAACGCCATGCGATTCCTTGAGGAAACCGAGTTACTCGTCTCAGGCGACTACAAAGCCGCCACAGACAATGTCCACTCCTGGGTAAGTGACGTAGTGGCTGATGAAATCATCAAGCAACTCTACTTGCCAGAAGAATTTGCCCTCCTCTTCAAGGAGGCCCTTACGGGGTTCGAGCTCGAACGCTGGACACTGGAGAACGTGGGAGGGATTGCTGGAAAACACAGCGAACTTTTAAAACAACAACGCGGACAGTTGATGGGAAGTATTGTGTCCTTTCCCGTTCTGTGCATCTTCAATGGAGCACTAGTACGGTACGCCTTGGAACTTGGCGCGGGTAGAACCATGTCTCTGAACGAGGCATGTATGGCGATCAACGGCGATGATTGCGCGTTTCGCACGAACTACACCGGAAAGGACGCCTGGCAGCGGTTGACGAAGATGGTCGGTCTCGAGGAGTCAGTAGGCAAAACCTACTATTCACGAAAATTCGTTCAGATAAATTCGACGAACTTTATTGTCGTGGACATCAACGAGACGCACTACGCACTTCATCTTGTACACTATGTGAACATGGGGCTCCTCACTGGACTGAAAAGGTCAGGAGGAAAAGTAAGTCTACACGACGAAGACCCCTACGACACAATAGGAACACGCTACCGGGAGTTGATCAGGCTCACACCGGGGGATTTAGTAGAAGAGGTACACAAAGAGTTCATCAAGAACCACCATGACACGTTGAAGCGGTACAACATCGCTTGGTACATGCCAGACTGGATTGGTGGTTACGGTATGACGGGGCTCAGACAGCCTTCGAATAAGGACCTGAGAGTCGGGACGAGGATCCTACAAAATTGGAAGAAAATTCAAC